CTTCGTAATAGATGTTATAAAATAATTTATAAGGATTATTAACTGGAGTATGAGTGAGGGTTTCCGTATCAAAGATATGAAATCCTCTCGTATCATTTACATCATTCCAATACATCTCATAAGGATTTCCTAAGTAGAAGATTTTTCCGTTGTCGGATCGAGTGTGATAGTGTCCCGAGAATACCTTTTCGAACTTCTCAAATAATTTGCAGTCCATACCGTCTTCCATGACGTGGCCACGATGAGCTCTGAATCCGTTGAGCTCAAGGTGCCCCATCGCACATATGCTAGATGTATTTTTAATAGATTTGACAGTATTCTCAAAGTTTTCTGCATTGATCCAAGGTATAAACAGTATTTTTAATTTATCTAATGCAATCTCTGATACTTCACTATATGTCTTTATATTATTATAAGTCTGTAGAAGAAGTTCTGGAGAGTTTACATTATTAGTATTCTTATAGTAACAATCATGATTACCAATAATCATATGAACATTACAATTTTTGAGTCTGTCAAATACAACTCTCTTTGACCACTCAAGACTTTGATAATCAATTGACTTACGACTATCAAAGGCATCACCCATATGAATAACAGTATCAATTCCTTCTGCTTCTAAAGTAGGAAAGAATACATCATCATAGAACTTCTCAAAATGATCATGCAGGTGCTTAGATCCTTTGCGGGCACCGAAATGACTGTCCGTTATAATGGCGACCTTCATAGCAATTTGTTACTCTTACGAATATTTTCAGTAGCAGTCAAAATCTGCAGATTATCGGGGTGGTGTTTACCTCCCTTGGATATCGGGTGTATATGATCAACGTGGTGTTGAACACCTGTTTCCTCCGTAAGTTTAGCACACTCTTTGTAGATGGTCAATATCCTTTCATGCTCTTCCTGAGTTAATACAGCAGCATCACCAAACTTTTTTGCCCTATATCTGTAAGTTTTATTATTTACCTTCTCCTTTGTTCTGTAAGGAGCCATCAACTCTTTATTATTGAGTTTCTTAATACCCTCTTCTTTTACACACTTAACACACCCATAAGTAGAAACATATTTTTCATATGTGCCGCATTTTTTGCAAGGGGTTCCTGAGGTATATGTTTTATCCCCGTTTGCCTTTGCCTTATTTCTATTCTGTTGGGAGATTGCGGGATGTTGATTCGCCATAGAGCACCATAGTATTATAGTTATTTATACACTATGGAGCACTTCATCGGTTTTTATATTGAATTGCATCTTTAATTGAATTATACTCTGAACTATGCCCAGAAAGCAAGCTATCGTCAATAACCATTACTTCATCAAATCCAGTCTTCTCAATAATCTTAGTCTTAATTTCCAATTGCTTCTTCTCCTTCTGAATACGTCTCAGGAAGGCATAATGAATAATCTGAGTAAAGTATGCAAAAGGGTTCTTAGACCTTTCTGGGTCGAAATTATGAATGTACTGGACGCAATTTTCTATCCCATCAGAAATCATATCTTCACGGAACATGTAGTTCACAAAGTTGGGTTTATATGAGAGGTGTGTCGCAATCTTAAGAAAACACTCACCAAGATAATCTGGAATACGTGGTTTACCTTCCCATTTTTTTCCTCTTTCCTGTTTCGGAAACTCAGTGAGGTCTTTATTGAAAGTCTTCATGTATGATTTTTCTACCTTAGTTCGATAGACAATCATTGCCTCCAATAACTCTTTATTGTTTACATAATGTTCTGATTTCTTCTTGGGCATAATTCATTACTCTTTAAAGTATAAGTTGTTCTAATTATACCACACTTCACAAGGGCTTGACAAGATGTTGAATTGTATGTAGACTACCTTTGTTAGGGTTGAAGAGGAGGACTTAGCTTTCTTTAGTATCTTCAAGTTTAAAAATATTCTCTAGAGTTTTTCTTGCTTCTTCTACCGTTGATAAGTATCCCATCTTTCTAGACGGAATAATTTTACCTGAAGGTTTTTCATTAGAGGACGATTGAGGTTTATAAACGTCTATATCATCTTCATCTTCAAGATAGTTAGTATATATCTCAATCATTCTTTCATCATGAGTTTCTGTCATAGTAAGAATTTTATCAGGTCTTACAATAAAGAAATCATCAGATGCTAATTCCATCCATGATTTAACTTTAACATGCATTCCATTTTGAGAGTGTAGAAGTTTCATTGTGATTGGATTCTGCATCACAATCAAAGGATCACCATCATTCTCATCAATAGAAATAAGTGATAATACTTCTTCACCAGATACTAGTTTTATGATTGCGTAAAATTCATCTCCCATTAGTTCTTTAGCGGTATGTTTACAATATCGTAATTAAAATTCTCTTCGTTATAAACTTTAATTCTTTCGATTAGATGATTAAGGGTATAGTTCCTCCTGGATTTGTAGGATATGTCGTCAGCAATGTCATAGAGAGTTGCCTTGGTCTTGTTATTACCTTTCCTAAGCACCCTTCCAATAGATTGGAGATTCCGAATTCTAGATTTGGATGGAGAAGCAAAAATGACATTGTGGAGATTTTTGATATTAATTCCTGTACTGAATGTTCCGTATGATGCAACAATAATCGCATTATTTTCTTTTTCAGTAATCTCCCTTACTTGTTCTCGATCCTTTGTATCTACTCCACCATGGACAAAAAATACTTGTCTTTCATCAACCGTATTATTATTTATCATGTGATATAGTGGCTCACCATGACCCTCAACTCTTGCAAAAAGAACCAGAGTATTTCCTTTGAGATCTAATGCAAGATTTCTTATGAACTTATTTCTACGTTCATGATTGATAATATACTGAACTTCTTCTTCAAAGTTTTCAAACTTATGTGCTGGGTGCTTCAGTAGAAGTACATTGATATCCAGTTTAGCAACATGACCCTTCGCCATTAACTCTTCGGTACGAATGATTTTGTACGAAGCACCAAACAATCCCTCAAGAACCCATTTATGAGTTTGTGTTCCATCAAGTGTTCCGGTAAAACCAAAACGATATTTTGCATCAGCAAGTTTAGACATTATAGATATTAATGACTTTGATTTAAACTGGTGTGCTTCGTCTCCGATAACTACATTAAATCTTTCAAAATATTTTCGGGGGAGTTTGTAAATAGACTGCCAAGTAGTAATAATAACTTGAGAATCCGTTTCTCTTTCCTTCCCCGCATAGATTTTGTGACAATATGAACCTACATCCCAACCATAGTCTGCAAAGTCTTTATACATCTGCTCTACTAGCGAAGTCGTCGGAACGACTATCAGAATATTTTGTTTCTTCTCAACGTAATATCTCACAAGAGAATATATCATCAGAGACTTTCCAGAAGCAGTTGGGGATATCAACAACTTTCTATTATGTTTTAAAGCGTCGTATACTCCCTCAACTTGGTAATCTCTCGGAGAATACTTGCAAATAGCATTCATATAATCTTTTACACCTTCCTTTGAAATAAAATTATTCGTCTCAAAAGGAAGACCATAATACTTATTATCTACAAACTCATAAGTGTATTTGTGATCATCACAAAACTTTGTAACCTTATCTAATAACCCAACATATATCTCTCCGGTTTGGGTATTAAATAATCTTATCTTTCCATCCCAGTATTTACTACGATACGAGGACATAAACTTTGCACCAGGAACCTCAAAGGTAAACTGGTCTGATAATTCGTAGTATACATGAGGTTCTGCCTTAACCTGTAAATATACTTCATTCTTTTTTGATATAATCAAATGAGACATAACTCATAGGTTCACCTATAAGTATTTAGTTCATGTTGTCAAACTGATGTTCTAAAATAAGTCGATAGAAATTATCTCTCATCGCAATTAAGTTCTCTTGTTCTTCAGGATCTCCACCAGACCATTTTTGAACTGCCTGTCGAAGACCTTCATGAATAAGTCTAATTCCTCTGATATTTAATTCGATAGAGTAATATTCATCGTCCATTAGTTAAAACCTGCTTGGAATTTGTGCCAATCGATTGAGTTCTTAATTTGAAAAGTTCTATTCGAAACTGTCTTAATAATTTCTTCTAAGAACTTGAGCATTACATCATAATAACGAACTTTGAGGTCAATAGTATTTAACTTCTCATCGGCATCCATATACCTCTGTAGTGCTTCTTTATCTCTAACCTTATAGGGAAATGGTTCTTCGGCATAAACCTCTGCTGTTGCCTTTCCTGTGTAATAGTTGTATCTTTCCAATCTTACTCGATTATAAGTTCCTCTTGCTTTCTCTCTCAAAAGAGTGATGGTATTATATAAAGTATAATATTTCGAATGAAGTTGTGGAATTTTCAAACTTTCGTCGTGGAGGTTGTCGGGGTCAATCTGGGAATCTTTTTCCCACATCTCCTGAATTTGGTCAAGATTCATATGTATCTGCCGAGTGTATCTCTTTCTCGTTTATCTTTTTTATGTGCTTTACTTAAGGCATCTCTATGCTCTTTCGTAAATTTTTTACCCTTTTTAGCATCGCTAATTTTTCTGCCGATTGCTTCTAAATCCTTTCTATTCTTAGCATAGGTATTTCCTTTCATTCTTTCCGAAATACCTTTTCTATTCTCTTCTGAGTTTACCCGCCCAGTTGCCCCTTCACCACCATCAGTCATATTTCTCAATATACCGGTGCCTAAATCTTTTCTACCATATTCAGCAATTAAACGCATTTCTTCTGCGAATGCCTCTGATTCTGATAGATTCTCTTTTAAGATTTTAATCCTATCGTTTTCTGGAGGGGAGAATCTGTGGTTGTAGTGTTTATATGCTCTATTACCTTTCCCCTTGCCGATATAATAAGGAGTTCCATCTTCTCTTAAGTAAGCGTAAGTGTAATATGTATTCATAGTTGTATTATATCATTAAACTATCTGAAAGGCAACTACTATAAGGGTGTTCTGTTATCAGCAGCTAAGACATTGTAGATAGTATACTTGAAAGTGACCTCTGCTGTAAAGTAGCTGATGTCAGTATCACTTGCCTCAAAATCTAAGGAGGTCAAATATGTTGGAAATAAATCTCTAAACTTTACAATAGCAACATCTCTGAAATTGCTATTTAAAATATGAAGACTTCCATCACTGAACTGTTCTTTTAAATCTCTAACCCCATCATCATTTGTAATTAAATCTTTAAATTGTTGAGTTGTTTCTGGAAATCCTAATCCAGTCAACCAATTATGAACTGCCATATAATTTTCCATATTCTCATCAACTAAAAATCTTAAGGAGAAATCTCCGTAAGATAATCTATCACCAGGAACATCTAAATCCTTAAGATACGTTGGTTGAATTGCAGAACCTAAACTAATTTCTGGTATTCTTGCTGAATTGCAGAAAAAAGGAATTTTGGGATTTTTTGATAGTGTAAACTTAAAACCAACCGGAGATAGAAAGTTTCTATTGTTTATTTGG